TACGCTGAACTGCTCAAGCACATCACGGACGCCGCCTTCAAGGAAGGCGAACACGCCGCATAGACGCCGACGCTCCCACGCCTCGCCCCGCATAATCCAGTCGCGGGGCTCGGGGCAGTAGCGGGGCTGCGATGGTCGTGGCCCCTGCTACCCACGGAGCAACATCATGGCGCAACTTTCCGACTCCCAACTTGTCGTCCTCAACGCCGCCTGCCAACGACCGGATCGGTCGGTCTACCCGTTGACGGCCAAGCTACCGGGCGCCGCTGCCGCCAAGGTCCTCGGCAGCCTGATCAACAAGAGCTTGATCAAGGAAGTGCAGGCGAAGCGCGACGACACCGTCTGGCGCGAAGATAAGAAACGCGGCCGCCTGACACTGCGTGCGACTCCGAAGGCGCTCGATGCGCTCGGTATCGATGAGCGCGAGGCCGCGACCGAGGTGGATGCAGATCAAACAAATGTCGCGACTGCCAGCCCCGAGCCTGAGGCCGTTTCCCAGTCGCCCACTCCCAAAACCAAAGAGCCAAAGGCCCGTCGTGCTCGTGACGGCAGCAAACAGGCCAAGCTCATCGAGATGCTGCGGCGTGCGAAGGGCGCGACCGTCCAGGAAATCGCCGAAGCGTTCTCATGGCAGCACCACACCGTCCGTGGCGCCATCGCCGGCGCGCTGAAGAAGAAGCTCGGGCTCAACGTCACCTCGGAGAAGGACGAGCGGCGAGGGCGGGTCTACAAGATCAGCGCATAATCACTGCTGCGCGGCTGGAACGCTGGAACCCGTCATCATTGGCGGGTTCTCTTCTTGTCGACTCGTATTGAACAATCGCCGCAACGCATAACTCCGCGCCAACGACACGGCAGTGAAAATGATGCCCAGCCAGATATTCTGAGCGAAGCTCGCGTGCAGGCCGAACAACGGGAAGACCAGCACTTGCGTGAGCACGGCGACCCCGAATCCAACAAAGACATTCGCGATCGATTCCAGAAGCGACATGATCCTCGATTGCATTACGCCGCCACCTTCCCGGCCTTGATCTCGTCAAAGCCTCGGCCGTCGCCGTCGAGCGTCGCCACACGGTCGGATTGTCCCTGCCAGCGCTGGACGATGACGTCGACGTATTTCGGGTCGAGCTCGATCAGACGTGCACGGCGTCCAGACTGCTCGGCGGCGATCAGGGTCGTACCGGATCCGCCGAATGGGTCGAGCACAATGTCCCGGCTTTTGGACGAATTGCAGATTGCGCGCTCGACCAGCGCCACCGGCTTCATTGTCGGATGCAGATCGTTCTTGTGCGGCTTGTCGAAGAACCAGACGTCGCCCTGGTCGCGTGCGCCGCACCAGTAATGATCGGTGCCATCCTTCCAGCCGTACAGGATCGGTTCGTACTGGCGCTGATAATCCGACCGCCCGAGCGTGAAGGTGTTCTTGGCCCAGATCACGAACGTCGACCACTTGCCGCCGGCTTCGCGGAATGCCTTCTGCAGTCGATCAAGTTCCGACGACGACATGCAGATGTAGACTGCGCCCTTGGTGACCAGCAGGATGTTGACGCAGGCATCGTAGAGCAGTGAACCGAAGTCATCGCCCAAAGCATCGTTCAGGATCGGCCGGTTCTTGCCGCGCAGCTTGTCCTTGGCCGAGTTGGCATAGTTCACGTTGTACGGTGGATCCGTGAAGGCCATGTCGGCAAGCTCGCCATCCAGCACCTTCTCGACGTCAGCCAGCACCGTGGCATTGCCACAGAGCACCCGATGCTCGCCGCAAATCCACAGATCGCCGGGGCGGCTGATGGGATTGACCGGAGGCTCAGGAGCGTCGTCGGGATCCCCGTCAAGATCGGCTCCGGTCAGCAGCAACTTGTCCAACTCGTCCTGATCGAAGCCGGTCAACGTCAAATCGAATCCGGCGGCCTGGAGGTCGCCGAGCTCAAGCCGCAGCAGCTCGTCATTCCAGTCGCTCGATTCCGTCAGCCGGTTGTCCGCGATGGCATACGCTTGGCACTGCGCCTCGGACCAGCCGTGGGCGACAATGGTCGGCACCTCGGCGATGCCCTCCAGCTTGGCGGCTTCGAGCCGGCCATGCCCGGCGATCAGCATGCCGTTCTCGCGCACCAGCACCGGCATGGTCCAACCGAACTCGCGCAGCGACGCCCGGATCTGCTCGATCTGCTCGGGCCCATGGACGCGGGCATTCCGCGGGTTCGCGGTGAGCCGCTCGATGGCCCAGATTTCGACCTTGGCGGCCGGCCACGAGGCTGAGGGTTTTGCGGCTCGGATCATTGAATTCATTTGGATATTCGGCCTTGAAACCAAACCAAACTGAGGTTTTTCGATTTGGAAAAACGCGCGTTTATGGGGCCGCAGCGCGACCGCTCCCTAACCCCTTGAAGGAAGGACCCTTTTTGTCTTTGCTGCGCCGCACACGTGGCCGCTCGTGCGACAGTTTTTGAGGGTTGGCTGAACTGCCGCCCGCGGCGACGGCGCACGTACGGCCTCCTGTCGCGGTCGTCCAAACGATCGCGTCTGGCGACACGTCAGCGCGGCAGCATGCGTGCGATCTCGTGCCCAATGCGCGCGACGATGTTGGCAACGCCCGCCTGCCACGCCGCAGCGCTCGAATCCTTCACCAACTCGCGCGCGACGTTTGGCCCAAAGACACCACGGATCGGCAGTCGTTGCTTCGAGCGCCGTAGGAACGCACGTCCGAACCTCGGCACGATGAACGAGTGCGCGAAGATACGTCGCTTGTTCCACGGTGCTGCCGACACGCCCTTGCCGCGCTGCACGCCACCGAACCAGGCGATGTTGGTTTCCTCACCGCGTGCCTTCAGCCGGTAAGTCAGAGTCGCCTGCGTCGAGTGGATCGTCGCCATCGCCTTGTCGATCGCGCCGTACTTGATCCCCGTCTGCTTGACGAGAGCGCGTTTGACCTGCGTGCGACCTTTGTCGCCCTCGTGGTTCAACGCCCGCGACATTGCGGTGCGGGCTTGCTTTTCGCCGAGAGCGGCGAGCTGATTGCCGTACTTGATGAGCACTTGATCTCGGGCGTTGATGACCAACTGCATCGGTCGCCCCAAAAGAAAACGCCCGGGGCGAGAGCTCCGGGCGCATGTCCAACACTGGAATATCGGAACTTTTACGCGCGTCGCAGAATCCCGTCAACACAAAAACGATTGGCACTTCATTTTTTTTGTCGTGACCGCATCTGAGCGTAATCCTGCGCACCTCGGCGAATGATTTCGCTCGCAGTCTCACTCCCTCATCCGGAATTCCCGTATGAGCGTGTTGAGGGCGACGCGCAGATTGCCGAGATCGCTCGCCGGCCACAGCGTGGTGTCCTCGTCAACGCAGACGACGCGGTAGAGGAGCAGCGATGGCTTGCGTCCGACTGCCATCCGATGGTCTCGGTCGCAGGCGTCAAGGGCGTCGGTCGCCGCGTTGAACCAGTCGCGCAGTTTGGCCACCAGTTCGTCATCTGGATCGGCGGATGTGCCAACACCGAGGCCGGCCGTCGCCATGAGGCCTGCCGGCGACCGGGGGTGCGGCACGGGCATGCCAAGAGTCAGGTGGTGACGCTGGTAGAGCTCGCCAAACCGAAGCCCTGCCGCATACTGCGCCGGACTGATGAAGTCCTGATAGGAGAGCCGGCCCAGCGATGTGGCCAAACGTTCGTCACGGGCCTGCCGGGCGGTGACGCCGTAATGGCGCCTTCGTGCATCGATGACGGTCTGCATGGTCTCCCTCTCGGTCTCCTCACGGGTGCGCTTGCCGCAAGCATGACGCTGGCCGGGTTTTCGTTTGCGACCCCTCAGCATGATTCCCTCCCCCTGGCGTTCGGACGCCGGCCGAAGAGCTTGTTGCCGATTTGCCGGATCAGCTCTCGCTCGGGCCACGTCAGTCTCTGGTCGTCGATCGAGACGGCGAGCAGGCCCTGTTCGTGCCAGCCCTCGCGCTTGACCTCCTCGGGCGGACGACGCCTGCCACCATAGCCGCGTGGTGCCCACCTCATGGCGTCACCTCCGGCAGCAGGGTGACGTAGCCGATGACGTCGAGGATGCTGTCGCGGTGTCTCGGATCTCTGGCGAGGCGCGCGAGCTTGAGTTCGATCATGCACAGCACGACCTGTGCCGGCGTGACCGTGTGGCCCAGCGTCAACGACCAGCGCGCGGCGATCGCCGCCATGGACGTGGATGCGCTGCCATAGGCCATGCTTCGCTCGTCCATGATCGCGGCGGCTTCTACGAGGATCTGTTGGGAGGTCATGCGCTTGCCTCCGTCACGGCTTCTCCCGCCGGGTTTGTCGTTGCGATTAGATCGACGACTGCGCCGATGATCGAGGCGGGTTCGGCGTTGCCGAGCCGGCCCATGCTGGCTGCGAGATCCCGGGGATCGACGCCGTGCTGAATGAGGCAGGACATCACCACACAAGCATCGGCGAGGAGCGCATCGAGGTTCGAGCCCGTCCGCATCCCATGGGTGAACACTTCTCCGGGACGTCCATCGGGATAGAATCCGATCGTCACGGCAAAGCGCGTGCCGCCATGCTCGACGCTCACAGTCTCAGCGGCGCGGCGGTCAGGCAGTTTGACCCGTGTCATCGCACGCCCCCCTGGGTCTCGATCGCCCACAGCAGGATCGCGATCGCGTCGGCCTCGTTGTCGTCGGCCGGATTGAACCCGCGGCTGCGGACTGCGGCGATCACGGCCTGCTTGTCGGCATTGCCCTTGCCGGCGATGAACCGCTTGATCGTGCCGACGGGGACGCCTTGGTAGGCGATGCCGCGCTGCTCGCACCAGGCCGTCAGGGTCGCGAGCAGGCCGCCATGGACATGGGCGGCGTCGGTGCTCAAATGTCTTCTGATTTCTTCGTGGTGCACGACG